CATCGGGGGCCCCTATGCGATTTTATGTAACTTAACGCAAACCAAATGTATTTTCTACATGATTATTTGTCAAAAACATGGCCCATGCACCCGTGGCGCAAACCGCGGTCCGCGGCCAAAAATCCGCGGAATCTGGCGCAAAAACTGCGCAATTTGACCCGATAGGCAGGGGCCCCTGCCGCGAAAAAAGAGCCGCGAACCGTGCAGCTGCGCCACGCAATCGGCGGATCCGGTGCCGCCGTCCATGCGCCACGCGTCACGGTCATACGTTTAAGAACGATAGAGGGCGGGCGGCGGGCGCAAGTTTTATAAACAAATAAAAAAGGCCCGCCAGAATGAACTGGCGAGCCAATAAGCGCAACCATGGCGCTGTTTATGTGTGCGCGTAACCGTCCGGTTCAATCCCTATAACCATATCATTGGCTTTAATGATTAGACTGTCTGGCCACCCGATTTCAGATTGCGCCGTTTCCAGATATAAATGCAGGGGCATTTTAATATCATGGATTTTATGAATGCGCTTGATTGCGTCGCGTTGTTGATCAGTCATCATTTACACCGAAATATCAATTGTAGCTTGTTTCAAGATATCGCGCACGGCGTCGCGCAACTCGTCTTCGTACTCTTCGATATTAATTTCTTTTTCTGGCAACGCGTCCGAAATGTCGTCAATGTACTCTGCGACATCAAAATGCGTTTCAAAGAAATCATTAGCGCCGTCTTTTTTCCATTGTTCTAATGACGGTTCAAGCAAGTTAAACAACCCGCCGCGCAACTGCTCTTTAAGTTTTTGCGCATCATAAAGCGCTTGTGTCAAACGTTCGTTCTCTTCTTTTAATTGAGTAACGGTTTTTTCTGGCGCGTCCATGATTGCGCTATAACGTTCTGTGTTTTCTCTGTTCATAGTGTTTCCTCATAAAAAAGGGCGGGATAGCCCGCCCTCATATAAACGCATACTAGCGCATATGTAAAGTTTTAAAAAGTTTATGCGGCGATCCGCTGCCAATCGCGGTTTGACAGGTTCAAAAGCTTTCCGCCGCGTTGTTGCCACGTGTCAACGTCGTCCGGATCACATTTATTTGCAACCGCCGTTACAGCATTAACCAGCGTTGCGCGTGTCAATGGCTTGCCCTGCTCATAACCGCTTTGGCCAATGGTGGCCATTAGACCGTTTAAAACGTCAGTGTTTTCTTTTTTAGTCAGTTTTAAAACGGTTCCTACCCGTTCCGGTATTTCGGAAAACTCGCCTTCAATGATATCACCATGCGCGGCGTTCATCTGGTCAAGAACTTTATCGAACGTGTCGCGGCTGGCATATGCACCCGTTAAATCTCGCAGTTTTAATTCAAGCGCCAAATTGTCCGCGTTTTTCGCTTCGCTGGAAAGCAAGCCATAGTCATCGCTATCACGCGCGCTTGTGATATGGCTCGATCGGTTGCGGTTTTCGGTTTGCATCCCGTTAAGGCAAGCAAGCGTCCAGATTGTTTGATAAACCGTTACAGCGCCCGCGCCAACTTCACTATTTGACAAGCCAATACCATTGGCCATTTTATCCCCAACGGCGGGTTGTCCTAATTGAACCAAGCTTTTTAAACGCAAGTTTAAACGCTTGTCTGTAACGTTAGCGTTTACAACTTGCCACTGCGCATCACTGTCAATCAATTGAGGCAAGCTTGCTTCCAGCAAATTTAAATTGTCAAAAGTTTTAAACTTATCAGAAACAAAAGCCCGCGCCTGCCCACGTGTCTCATCTACTTCTAAATATGTCCGGATCATGCGGTTAACTGGTTCTTTTTGCCAACGCGCATTGATCAAGGCGTCATATTCCTGCGGATAACTGGCCTGCAACCGCCGCGCTGTTCTGGTGTCAATTTCCGCCGCCGCCGCTATTTGGCCGTGCGCGTGGTCATTAACGTTTAAAATGCGGGTTGGCTGGCCGCCGTTTTGTTCAATAATGATTTGCGGGTTACCGTCCGCATCAGTTGTCTTTTGTAATTCTGCCGTGCTGGTCACGAAGTCGCCTTGCTTGTCGTCCTGTTCTTTTACTTTTTTCATTAGCGCGTATAAATCGCCTTTTTGGTTTTCAATTTGCATTGTGCTTTTCCTCATAAAAAACGGGCGGAATTGCCCGCCCGCTGATTGTCTTATATTTTCCCATATTATGCAAGGGGAAACTTTTTAAAAGTTTATTTGCCAATATCCCCCGCGACATGGTGCCGAATAATTGAGCGCGGAGGCAGGCCAGAAACAAAACGTTTTAGTTTTTCCCCGTCGGTTTCGCTTTGTTCACTTTCTGCGGTATCTTGCCACCATATGCGGCAATTACCTTGCGCGGCATAACAACCGCCTTGCGCGGTTTCATCCGCGGCCTTGCGTTTATTCGGACCATGCGCCGTAAAACCAATAATAAATTTACGGTTTAACATAGCGCAAAACGGTTCCCCGTCCCCACATTGAGCGCAAGATATGTCGCGGTATTCTGCGGGACATCGCACAACGGTGTACTTTTCGTTTGGGACATCATCACGCGCATATTCAATTTCCAATTCGACAGGAAACCATTTTTTCCCTTGCCATTTGGCCTCATCAACAACGGTCACCGTAGGAACCGCGGCCGCCGCAATTGCCGCGTCTTGTAAATTGTCCGCGGAATAATTGACAACGGTTTTACCTTTAGGGTGATCTATCCCGCGCTTTTGTTTGCGAAACCAATCACGCCAGTCAAAATGTGTATATGTGAACGCAACCCCTTTACGCGGTACAGCGTTAAGCAATGCGTCAAAATATTGCCAATCTATTTCGGATGCGCCGTTGCCGCTATCGTTTAAAGCGCACGACGGCGGGCACGTTCCGAATTTATCCCCGCGGCCCGCTCTGTATGTGACGGCTATTCCTTTAGTTTTTTTTGCGCGTGATGTTTCAACTGTTCTAAGCATATTCTTACCTCATATAAGATTTATCCCATATCTATAACAAAAGAAAACCCGCCATGCAAGCGGGTTAAACTTTTATTATTTTCTACGACGGCGGGGCTTATTTGCGCGACGGCTTAACTCATCAAAATCTGGACCATATAATAAGCGGCCAATCCAATTGAGCAGAAACATTTACACCGCCTCCCGATTAGGCAACGGATCAACCGCGGCGTTGTTATACTTTGAAGCGGCCAACCAGTTAAGCTGCGCTCTGTTCAAAGCGCTGAACGCTTCTTCTAAGGCTGCGCAAACAATTTTCTGATGTCCGACGGGCTCATTGCGCGGCACCTTATCCCAAAAACTATCTAAATCGGGGTCCGCCATCAACCTGTCAAAAGCATGTATTTTTTCCATACACATCTGAATGTCCTCAAACATGTACCTATTTATGTCTTTATAATGCATCTTACCTCACTTTCTGGTGATGAGAGAATATGCGATTAAATAGGACATATCAAGTCAAAAACCTCATCCCATAGGAATTTCTTTTCGTGCGCTAATCGCGGCTCAGTTTTTAAACCGTCCGCCTTTAGATCCATTGCTTGATCCGCATGATAAAGAAATAGAAATGGTGTGCTGTCGGGCTTGTTTTGTTTTTTGATCAGGGTCCAACATGATGAATGTTTATGACGGATATGCCATGCAACCTGATGCGGGCTAAGATTAACCGCGTTAGCCTTACAAAACTTTAATTCAACAAAGTGAAACTTTCCTAGCTCATCACATATGAGCAGGTCAGGGATGCCTTGGCTTGCCCAATTTTCAATCCGCGTGAGAATCAGTGTCCGCTTCGATCTCTTCGTAGCTGCCTTCAATTGCTGATACAGCCCCGCTTCCATCTTCGTCTGGGGTAATGTCAATTGCGCCATATGTTTGCTTCAATTCATCCAAAGCTTTTTGAACATCTTCGCGGCTCATACTATCAATGCTGCCATGACGGATTTCAGACTTACTGACGTAGATATCGCCCTGCGCCTGACCTCGCCTATATTCCGCCTGCACTGCGGCACTGTACGCGCCGTTTTCAATGGCTAGATCACGAATGCGCTGTAAGTCTCGCACGTGTCTTTGATAAGTAATGCCAAACTTCTCATCTAGCTCGTCACGATATTTTTTAATGGCAGCGCAAACGTGTGGACTGATATGGGGGTTTGTCATCTGAGACGCACGAACAGGAGCGGACTTTTTCGTGTAGCCCGCTCGTTCTGCGGCTTCTGACATTGTAATGGTTCCATCGTTGGAAACCAGTTCTTTTACAAACTTTTCTTGCATACGGGTCAGAGGCGATTGTTCATGCAATCTCTTGCGGCCTCTCAATTCATCCGGATTTTGTTTGGTCCAACGCTTTCCGGTGGGTTTTTTCTTCACCCGTAACACCAAACCCTTCGGAATTGGGGGTGTTTTTGCCATTTTTAGCCTCGTTTATTTTGCTATAATTGTGTCATAACAAGGCTGAACTACTAAATCTAGCGTAAGAGTTTATAAGACATTCTAAGAAGGTATATAAGGTAACACCTTCAAAACAAAGGTGTTACCCAAAAAAGTTACCGAAAAACCCTTTCTTATTATATACATAGATACAAAGGTAACACCGTAACACCGGTAACACCCTTAAACGCAAAATTTATTTTTTTTATTTTTCTGGCTATATATATAGAAAGAGTTACTCAACACTTTTGATTTCATAGATCACATAGAAGTCTTTGAACATGTCGTAGACTTGGTTGCTGCTGTAGGCTTTTATGTAAAAGCCCTCTCTTTTATCCAATTCAATATAGAACGTTTTCATTGAACCTCTCACTCTTCGTGTATAGAAATCATGTCGGGTTTATCGCTGTATAAATATACAGTGAACGCCGCGTGACCGTTAAGGTACGCTGTATAAGCGGTGCATGGACCGTGGTCACAGTCCTCTGTTTTTTCGACGATGCAGTCGTAGTAACCTTCTTCGATATCCATTTTGGTCTCCTCATAAAGAAGCCCAGTATGGGATATTATGGGAGTAACGTCAAGGCAATAAAAAAGCCCGCGATTAGCGGGCTTTAATTTATGAATTTTTAATTCCTTCCCGAAACCACACATAATTTGCATAATTAGTGCCGCACCGAAGAGTGCAGAAGTATCCATAACGATGGCCGTAACGATCAGGGTCTATATCCCTACCGCCTTCTCCTTTGCCCTTTACTGCGGGTGTACCGCAGTAGGGGCATTTTCTAGGAGTTGGAAACGTTATTCTTTGCATTTGATACAGTCTGATCATTATGCGTCCTCCATGCAGTATTCTTCCATGAACTCTGCCATTGCTTCGAAGCGGTCTGCTACTTCGCTTTGACTGTAGCAACCATGCTCATCTCTGAGATGGTGGCCCGTGTCCCACGCTAAGTCTTCTGCGTGTCGAGGCATTTCCACCCAATATGTTTGGTTCCACCTCTCGTACTCGACTGTGAAGCCATACTTTCGTTTCATTTTGTCGATGTAGCTGCGGTATTGATTTGCGGGTTGTTTTGGTTTGCGGGCTTGATCGGGTATTGTGATCTTGCCGTCGGCCACCAGTTCGTAGACTTCTTCGACACG